GTACCTGCAGACCAAGCCGAACGGTAGTAAGTAGAACTTACGTTAATTTTCTTTTCGAAACCATCAAATGCTTGGTAAGAACCTGAAGAGATATTACCTTGCCACAAAGTGTACTCAATGTTTTGAGCAACGTTTGATGCAGCATAACCAATCAAGAAATCTGCAAAGTTAGCAGGGATTACATCATTGATAAATCCACGACCAGTTTGAGCAGCTTCCCAATCTTTTGCAAATTCAGTTTTACAAACTTCCAAGTTAACTTTCAAATCAGTTACTTCCAAGATTGCCTCATCCAAATTCAATGTGGTTGGATCCGAGAAATCACAATTGAACTCCTGAACCAAGTTAGCACTTGATAATTTTTTCAATACAGATTTGTACTTAACACCTTCCTTAAGTGTTACGTATCCTTTCGCTAGAGTGTCACCACTCAATAATGCAGCGTGAATGTATGGTAAAGCCAATTCACCTGCGTATGTTCCGCCAATTACAATAGACATTTTTTTACTTTTTAGAATTAATAATTTGATATGCGCGTGAACGTGTATCCATTGATTTAAATGGAACTTCGTTTACGCTTTGTTTTTGTGCAACTGGGTTAGCCTTTTTCACCGACTCTGTAGCGGGTGCTTTAGACAACTTCTCAATAGTTGCAGATAGGTTTTGCTTTTCAGCATTCAACGAATTGATTTTAGCCTCAAAGCCTTCAATCAATTTGTTAATTGTGTTCTCGAACTCTTCGCGTGAAACTCCATCAAAAGAAGACTGTTCTACTTCTTCGATTTCGATTTCTACACTTGGCTCATCCATTGGCTTATCTTTTACTTCGCTGATTTTGCCTTCTACTACAACCAAGATTTTACCTTCGGCGGTTTCGTGTTCTCCATCGGGTGCAGGCATAGGATTACCTTCTGCATCCATAACAAAGATTTCCGAACCGATACCGAATTCAGCATCGGGTGAGTAGATTTCAGTACCATCCGCGAGTACAGCCATAGCCATCTGTTTTTGCTCTACCGCTTCCTCAACTGCTGACAAACTAACGCCAAATGACTTTAGTCTTTCTGCATACTTGGAAACGATTTCGTTTACTTTACTCATTGTGTTGATAATTACTTTGTATAATAGACGCATAAACTCAAATTTGTTTTTACTTTTGTTCTATCCCATTCGGGTAATGTTTGTTCATTTTTCTAATTGTTTTTAAGTTCAACGAAGAAACCCCCTAAACGTAGGGGGTTCTTTGTTTGTCGGGTAAACAATACACCTGCACTGGTGTAATAAATTACAACGCGCTTAATTCGTCATTAAGTGCCTTCATAATTTTCTCAATCTCTTGTTCTGCTAAATATTCTTCACTCATCTCGGTAAAGAAACCTTCCAAAGAAAAGCCTTTAACGCTACCTTGTTTGATGTCTTGCCAAACTTCATCGTTATCTACTTTCATACCTATACACCAAGTACCATCTGGAAAGCTAAATCCAAAGTTTTGGCTTTTGTCATGCTCACCTTCTTTAATCCATGATTCAACAACTACGCATCCTGCTACAGGAACTTGATGCTCAAGGTTGCTATTGTGGTGCATATTGCGTTTTAAATACTCTTGCGCTATCTTGTTAATCGTGTCCTTTGAATACTTACAATAATAAGCCTCACCCGCACCATTAACGCGGTAGATAAGTTGGTCAGGAATCATTACCGCACCGTATAGCATTTTACGCTCACCTTCTTCTATTGCCGCTTGTTTAACTTGCGTCTTTGACAATGCTACAAAGTCAACTTCGATAGCAGGATTCTCAACTAATGAGATGGCGTTAACTCCTAAATATCCACTATCATCAATAGTGTATTCGATTACTTTTACTTCTTCCATTTTTACTTTATTATTTTTGATTGGTCTTTTATTTTTTGCTCCGCTTCTTGTGCGCTGCTCACATTGGTTGCTAATACGTAGGCTTGTACTGGTTGTGCGTTATTACCATTTACATTTAAAAATGATAGGTCAACAGCAGGCGCACCACCTCCGCTACTATTTGCATTTGGTCCACTTGGTGCAGATGCACCGCCACCGCCATCGTATTTCATAGCAGCAATTTTAGCCACGTTAGCAAAGGCACTAATCCCAGTAGCAATAGCCAAAGGAATCCTAACAGCAGTAGGTATGGTTAGATCCGCTAAAACCGCATTTACTGACTGATAACCTGCTATAGTCGCTTGAGCAATTTGAAGGCTTTTATTTATCTTAAATGATTGCTTTGCATTTAATACACCATTAGCAGTTAACGCATCGTTTAAATCCATCAAAGACTGTGTTCCTTGAGATGCTAATAAAAACTTCTGCTCTTGATATTTTAATTCATTTTCATTTTGTTCTTTTCGGTCTTCTTGCTGTGCCTTTTTAATCTCATCTTCTTGAGCCTTAATTTGTAGGTCTAATTCTTGCTTCTTTTCGGCATAAGCTATTTCTGCATCAACTCGCGCTTGTGTTCCTACGTTATAAGTATCAATTTGTTCCTGTAATCTTTTTAATTCAATCTCACGTTCTTGCATTGCAATATTTTTCAATGCTGTTAAACGTAAAACATCAGATTTAATACGACCTGCGTAGAACTTTTGAGCCTCAAGGCTTAATCTATTTGTGGCTTCCGCTTGAACTCTTAATAATTCATTTTCTTCCTTACTTAATGCAAGGTCATTCATTTGTTGCTCGGAACGTAATCCTGCAATCTTTGCCCTAACTCCATCTGCTTGTGCTAATGCTTGAGTGAGTGCAACTTGATTATCTATGGTTTTATTATGATTATAGGTAGCTTGTGCTGCTGCTACTTGCGCTTGAGCTGCTGCAAGTTCTGCTTTTTCTTGCTTATCTAAAATCTCTGCAAGTTGGTTATTTGCTTCAATCCTATCTGCAATAGATTTACGTTCATCATCTCGTATTTGTCTTAATAACTCCGCTTCTCTATCATATTGCTCTGCTAATCTTGCCTGCTGTGCTGCTGCTAACTTTGCGTTATTTTGTAAGTTAACTAATGCCGCGTTTGATTCCCAAGTTTTTTTAGCATAATTACCAATAGCTTCCGCTGCCCTTGTCGCTGTATCTACTACTTTATCTACTGTATTATCTACACCAGTTAAGACATCAATACTCTCCTTTCCTGCTTCCTTTAACGTTTCCCAAGATTTGGCAAATTCACCTGTAAAAAATTCAGAAACTGCCTTACCTATTAAGCCTAATGTTTCACCAAAAGAAACAAATCTTTCTATTAAGTTGTCTTGTATAGCTTGACCGAGTGCTTGAATTGCACCTAATGGATCTTCAAAAATTGCTTTGAAATAATCTACTACTACACCTGCATTTTCAGTAACATAGTTGAATAAGTCACGGACTACATCTCCTAAGGCACCCATTGCGGTACTAAAGAAATCAACTACTTTTTGATTGCTGGCTAAAACATCCTTAACTACATTTAACGCGCTTGATACAAGAGTAATAATCCCAAGTGATTTCACCAAATTACCAGCAAAAGCCTTAAAACTTTTCGCACCATTCTCCGCACTCTTTTTGGCATTCGTGCCAATCTTTTCTACTTTATCAGTAGCTTCATCGGCACTTTTCTTTAAGGGGTCAAGGTCTATGTCGACCTCTATATTTACTTTACTATTTGCCATTAGAATATAAATTTAATTAGCATAATGATACCTATAATTAAAGACGCAGAAATAGTGAAATTTATGAGCTTAGTTGTAAAATTTGACAACTTATTTTCTTTACTCGGTAGGTCTTTGCCTATTCCGAGTTTCAACATTTCTTTGATGTTTTTAAATGTGTCGTGTGGGTTATTCATAATGATATTGTGTGTATGTTAATTGACCGCTTATATTGATGACATCATACGGATAAGAGGTTGCATCTTCTAAAGTTACAAGTATTGCAAACGTACTACCTACAATATCCAAAGTTATTATAAATCTACCATCTATATCAATAGCGGTTTCGTCTATTGTAGTTACATTTTTTAGGGTTATAGTACCACCCGTTTGAACAATATGTAAGTTATATTCACCACTTACTGAAGCATCAATTAACGCGCCTACTTGACCTACCATTAAACGCAATTTGACAAGCCATACGGAATCATCTGGCATATTGATGTAAGTCGAACCATAAGCCGCCAAAGTAATTGCTGTCGTATCGTTTGTAAAATCACCTTTACCCCAAACAGGAATCAATCCATTTTGCATTTCGCCGCGATATTCACCACCGCTTCCAATAGTAGCACCACCATTTAACACATAGGATGTACTTCCTAATACATTAACCGCACCTAAATTATCACTAACATAGTGAT